ATGGTTCAGTGTGTATCGTGTGATAAGAGGATGCACTGGAAGGAATGTGATGGTGGTCACTACATAGCTAAGGGTAGTAGTTCGTACTGGGCATTAGAGGTTGAGAATGTCCACCCCCAGTGCAAAGGATGTAATGCCTTTGGTATGTCCAAGGGCAGTGCAGAAGGACAGTACACACTATGGATGATTGATATGTACGGAGAGGACTTTGTTAGGCAGATGCACCAAGACAAGAGAAAGATTAAGAAGTTGTACACTGCTGATTACAGGGATATGTTAAAAGAGTTTAATGATTTGATTAAATACCATGAGGATAGGTTGTTATGAGTAATTTCTTAAATGATCTGCGAAGCAAGGCTATTGATTTAAAGATGGATCATATACCAGTACAGATGGATTCTATCTTTGAGGCTGTGCTGTATGGCTCTGCCCTCCCTGCTTATGCAGTAGAAGAGATAGATTTAATCTGGTCTGAGATAGAGGCTGAACAAGAGGCTTTAGCTGAACCACCAACAGATGAAGAATTAAGGTTGCATCACCCTACGTTTAGTGTAGAATAGATTCTGTGTTAATGAGTTACACAACCCCCTAGTATTCGTGCTCGAACACGATTACTAACTCTTAGGACTCGTGCTACAACACGATTACTAAATTATAATTTTCTATTTCATGTGTGTTACCTAGCGTTGTTTTGCCCCTTCGGGGGCTTTTTTTGGTATAATCAGAGCATGGAAAATAAAAGTCTCTTAAAAAGAATTGGCGTATCTGGGTACAATAAACCCAAGCGTACACCTAACCACCCTACTAAGTCCCACGTTGTTGTTGCCAAGTCTGGTAGTCAGGTGAAGACTATTCGCTATGGACAGCAGGGCGTATCAGGTGCAGGCTCTAATCCTAAGTCAGAGAAACAGAAGGCTAGACGTAAATCATTCAAGGCTCGACACGCTAAGAACATCGCTAAGGGTAAGATGTCTGCGGCATACTGGGCTAATAAATCTAAATGGTAGGGGAATCAAATGCCACAAGGTAAGGGTACATACGGTAGTAAGGTTGGACGACCAAAGAAAGTAAAAGCTAAACGCGCACGTTCTATGCCGCTAGACAAAGAGCAAGCTGAAAAAGCTATACAGGCTTTGCGAGATGAGGCAGGCAGAAAGAAGTATCGTAAAAAGAAATCAATGTTGAAGAAATAATGAAAGGTTTATACGCAAACATACACGCTAAGAGAAAGAGAATAGCCGCTGGTTCTGGTGAGAAGATGCGTAAGGTTGGGTCTAAAGGCGCACCTACAGCCAAGGCATTCAGGAAGTCTAAGAAGACAGCAAAGAGTTTACTTAGTAAGTCCAGATAACAGGCATAGTCTTTCTAGTGTCTACATGGATGAAGGTCTTAGCTACCCCTATCCCATTAAAGCCCATTGACTGAGCGTTCTTTATAATCTGGTACGCTTCGTTACCGTTATTTATTTTAATGTCTGCGGCTATACCTTGTCCGTGGGTTCCAACCTTTGCCTTTCTAGCTTCAATGCTGTGTGTCTTATCCCTGTAACCACTGGTGATGATAAACGGAAATCCGCATACATGACGCAACTCATCCAGCTTATCCATAAAATCAGTACACATCTCATTGTTGCCTGTCTCCTGACAATCAAAGTCTTTTAACTTGAAGTATCTCATTTGTCTCTCTGTACGCCCTTAGCCTTCTCTACAGTTCTCATAGCACCAAGACCTAGCATACCCATAAGAACAGGCATCATCTCAGATAAAGAAATAAGGGGTATTGATACCTCAGACTCAGACAATGCTAATGCAAAGTTAGCCATAGGAATTAAGATGAAGTTACCTGCCATGCCGATTGCACAAATCCAACCTACTGCGGGTCGCCAGCCTGCGACAAACATATTCTTATGTGCCGCCTCTACCTTGTTGACTTCTAGCTGTCCCTTGGCAAGTTCCTGAGCGTGTCTCTCTGCCATTGTAGCAATCTGGTGAGCCAAGACATTACTCTGATCTTTATCTTGTATGAACTTATCAAGAAGCCCTGCTATTGGATTGATCAGGCTATGCAGTATATTCATTTTGACTTTCTATTAACTATCTCTTGTACGGTTTCAGATTCGTAAATCCTAATACCCAACCAGATAATAGTAAATATACTAGCGATAGGTGGCAACCAAGCGGCTAAGGAAAGCACTCCTGTTGATGCGGCAAGTACGTCCAGTGTGTCTTTTGATTGTTCGTCGAGCATGGTAAGTTCCTTTTATTTCTCTGACATCGCCTGTGTTGTTTGATAACGGAAGAAGATTCCACCCATTCCGAATAAGGTGCTGGCCAACATGATAGTTTCAGCAGATAGGTTAAGCTGTAGGACGTACACTTGTAGAGCCGCCAAGGTTACACCAAAGACTTGCCATCTGTTACTACGGCTACGCCAGAATTGTTTTACTCTGTCCATAATAATTCCTTATGGTGTTGGTAGTAATGCATACTTAAATGCCTTATCTTCGCTTTGGTTACAAGTCCAAAAATCACTACCAGTATATGCAATGCCAGTAAAACCTGTTCCCTGTGCTAAGATGCTAAAAGACTCTCCTGTATAAGAGCCGCCAGTAGTGTATTTGTAAACACCGCCAGCGTCCCTATCGATTGCCCACAAATCTGAACCGTCATACACAATATCTTTTAGTTTTGTAATCTGTGATGAGGTATTAAAATTAAAAGAATCGTAACTACCACCAGCAGTGTATCGATAAACTTTATTATTGGAAGAATCAGTAATCCAAAAATAAGTTCCGTCCCAAGCGACACCCACAGGAGTAGTGCGTGTGCTAACCGAAAAGTAGTCTCCAGTGTAACTACCTGCCGCAGTGTATTTTCCTACTTTTTTACCGCTGTAAGAAAGCACCCAGAAATGCGTACCATCCCATGTTATACTTTGAGTAGTAGATCCTACGTCAGATACGCTAAAGTTAGTGCCTGTGTAAACGCCACTACTAGTGTATTTATATGCTTTTCTTGAGCTAGACCCAACAGTCCAAATAGTGTCATCATCGGTCTTGTAAAGAATGTCAGCAGTATCACCAGCTACAGCAAAATTATCTCCTGTGTATTGCCAAGATTTAGGGACAACAGCACCACGACCTACAGCCTTGCCTACAGAAAACGCACTTACATTAGCGCCAATCATCACACCACCATTGCATGAATGCCAGTAGCAGTAGTCCCTGTAGCTAGTACTCGGTTAACAGAGCAGATCAGATAGAAGTTATCAGGCACAGCTATTGTGCGAGAAACCCCATATCTGTTGTGAAATGTTACGTCCCCTGCTCCTGTGATGTATAGACCAATAGCAGTGTTGCCAGTGCCTACGTTATCTGCACCGTCAGCAGGAGTTACAGGAACCATATCGTAAACGCTACCGTTAAGTTGACCGCCTACACCTTCAAATGGATTTGACATTTTTAAACCTCGTTAAATTAAGATGGGGACAATGTGCCTAACTGTCCGATGTAAAAATAAAAGTTACCAGATGTAGACCCTATTGGAGTAGCTTCTAACTCATTGTTAGTTGTATCTAGCGTCCATGTAAATGACGGATGACTTGCACCACTACCTGTTATTAATCCATTCTTAGCAATCTCTACAACACCTGAACCGCCTGTAGATTTTGTTACAAGAAGAACATAAGACGCAGAGTTATAAGCACTGCCACTGGTAGGCACACCATTAGTTGCAAGAATATTGAGAACACCAGAGTAATTATTTGAGCTACCAAAGATAGACGCTAAATCAATAACTTTAGTATTAGCGCCAGTAACAGCTAAGTTGTTTACTCGCGTTACATCTACAGGATTAATAACAGCAACACTGCTAATAATGCTTTGTTTAAATTTACAACTGTTTAAACTAACTTTGTGGTCTAAGTCAACTCCTGCGCTTGCTACAGAATATGGCCCATCTACAGCGTTCTCAATAAATCGGTTAATTTGAACATCAACAGAGCTTGTATCTGCTTGGTTGCTGTAAAGCGACCCGTAACCATTGTCACTATCAGCCCCCGTAGAAAAACAACTATCTAACGTACATCGAACACCGGTAAGTAAATACGTCACATCAAGTGCCGCACTAGCCTCAAAATACCAAGCTGATCTAGCCGTTTGTTCTGCCCCGCAATTTTCAAAAGACACTCCCGCAGTGTTGCTAACTCTATAGCCATAGCGCCCCGTATAATCAGCACCGCAAGCAGTAAAAGTGCTGTAAGATACATCACGAATCAAAAAGCCCTGACCTGTTCCAATATTATTAGACGACCTTTGAGCGTAACAATTCATAATGTTTAATGAGGTGTTATATTCTCCGCTAAAATCAAACTGTGTATTGCCGCCTTTAGCCCTACATTGATTCATAGTCACCATGAAGCAACGGTGTACATAAAAGCATGAAGTAATTGCGTTTTGTGCAAACACTCTCTCTACAAATATTTCACTACCATTTTCAAACTCAATACCATAATCGCAACGATTGTTACATAACACTTGAAAATCTTTGAATACACAATATGTTGAGTCAAGAACTTGTATCGCTTGATCGCCAGAAAATCCAGAGGCACAATCAATAATAGTGTTATGTAACCCTTCCCCTTGTAGAGTAATAGACGCTAAGTTGGCCGCGCCACTAGTGCGAACAATAATTGGAGACTTAATGTAGTAGCGCCCTACAGGAAAATAAATTACACCCCCTGTAGTTGTGTCGCTTCCAGTGTCTAAGCTATCAATAGCCGCTTGAATTGCTGGTTGCCAGTCAGTTCCACCAGATGACAAACTCTCAAAATCTTTTATGTTGATCTGAGCGCCTGTAATCATGCTGTTTGTTGCTTTAGTTAAAGCCATGTTATTCTCCTAATTCGGGACGAGTAGCAGGGAACGAATTTGTAGCGGGCCATTGCCTTAGCTCTTCCCTATAGGTTATGTAATCATCACGCTGTGGATGATCTGTTAAAGGCATAATGTAATCAGTAGCGGCTAGTTCTGAATCTCTCCACTGGCGAGCAGTCTCTTCTGCTGTAGGCTCTGGAGATGTAGGTGCAACCCACTCTTCATAGTGTTCAAAGTTAGCCTCAACAAACTCAGCGTCTGCAACGATGGTATTTGTGATGTTACCGTCAGCATCTTTAATTATATATTTCATGTTCTTCTCCTTATGCTGGTAGGTACTGAATGATTACAATGCCATTGCCGCCATTACCGCCAGTAGCGTAAGTGGCACCAGCATCATTGTTACAGCCACCACCACCGCCTCCTATGCCGCCATGACCACCATGAGCGCGTTGTCCCATGCCACTTCCGTCCATGTACCAAGTGCCGCCTCCAGCTAAAAAACCACCTGTCCCATTAGGGGAGTAATTCATTGGGCCATAAGTTGCACTTGCGGCAGTCTTTGAATAAAACATATCGCCACCTTTACCTCCACAAATATAACCGTGGCCTATAATACTTTCTGGGCCTACAGAATCGCAAGAACCACCATACGGATCATTGTCAGCACTTGCACTACCTGCGTTTCCTGTACCTGTAATTCCTACAGCGCCGCCGCCAGTGTAAGCCCCTGCTCCACCAGTGTTGTTTACGTTGCCGTTAGCCGCTGTTCCACCTACTCCTTGAGCAGAGGTAGTAGCCCCTGTACCGCCGTTGGCTGTGAGCGTAGCACTTAATCCTGTACCTGCTACGGTTGTGTTGCCTCCAGTTCCACCAGTTGCATTGTTGTATCCTCCTTCGCCACCTGCACCAACAACTACGGTAAATGAACCAGAAGTTGTAACAGCTAAAGAGTTCTTTTTGCAATATCCTGCGCCACCGCCACTCCTATTACTTCCATCAGTTCCAACACCGCCGCCTCCTGCACCTACAACGTGGATACAAATGTTTCCCGCAACAGGAGGAACCCAAGTTTGTGAGTGCCCTAATACTATGTTTACTGGCAGTCCACCACCGCCACCTATGAAATCTGAAAAATTACTCACGACATTACCCACCCTTGAACTGCGTCCGAATATATGAATTGTATGGAAAGATATGCGGCATCCATTGTAAAGTCAGTCGCACTGCTCATTATGTTACTTCCGTTCCTAGCTACCACTGTGTCTGTAAAGTTACCCACCGTTATTAAGACTCTTTGTCCTATGGTTGGTGAGGCAGGAAGCGTAATCGTCTGTGTAGCAGTATCTACAAAGACATGAGTGTTTACCGTAGCTGTAATAGATGCAGAAGTAACTACAGTTGTTATGCCTACTGCTACAGGCTCTGAAGCTATCTTAGCCGCTGTTACTGCATTGCCTTGTATAGCTAATGTTCCTACACTGTCTGCCGCTGGTGAGCTTATA